GACGGGCGACCTCTCCCTCGGCAGCTACGCGCACCCGCTCCCGGCGGGTTTGATAAGCAAAATCAAAAACGATTTGTTTGAGATTCTAAAGACGGCCTATGAGGAAATCCCGGCACTGCAAAAGGCTCTCGCTGAAGGACTTGTAGACGGGTCTACCTACGATGGAGCTTGCAGGTGTCTGGTGGGTACTCTCGAGCGATCGGGCAAAGTATCTCTTCCTCATCGCTCGTCCCGTCCGGCAGAGCAATGGTTTGTGGGGATAAATAAAGGAGATACTCCAGCGAACAATGAAAAGGCTCGTATGGCTGCGGGGTGGGTTGAGGAGTTCCTTGCACTCCGCGAGGCTAGCTAATGAGCAAGGGCAAAGGTTGGGACCTGACAAGCCTGCACTCGCTCGAGGGCGCGGCGGAGTGGATCCGCAAGAACAGCGACGCGCTGCTGGTGCTGGTGGTTCGGCGCGAGGATATCGCCTTCGCGGTGCATGAGGATGTGCGACCGTTCGAGGCGATTCAGATGGTCGAGCTGGTGTTGCCAGCAACGCAGGCGCAGCTCGAGGAGCGGCGGGAAGAGGCCAGGTTGAAGGCGGCGGGAAAGCGTAAGGGGAGCGATGGGCGATAAGAGCAACATTGAGTGGACGGACGCGACCTGGAACCCGATTCGTGGGTGCAGCCGCGTGAGTGAAGGCTGCCTCAACTGCTACGCGGAGAAGGTCGCGCATCGCTTCGGCGGCGAGGGTTGTCTCGATGAAAATGACTTCTATTTCACGGAAGATGGGCTCGTGAGCGATGGACCCGAGCACGGGTGTCTTGACTGGGTGATCGTCGGCGGCGAGAGTGGGCCTGGCGCGCGACCGATGCATCCTCGTTGGGCTCGCAGCTTGCGCGACCAGTGCGTCGCCGCTGGCGTGCCGTTCTTCTTCAAGCAGTGGGGCGATTTGGCCCCCGGCGCACAGCAGGCGGACTACTCGCGTAAGGGCGCATTGTTCACTCGCATCGATGTTGCAGGCAACCCGAGCAATGACCCGACTTTGTGGAATGCATCGGATGCGCTGTTTTATCGCGTTGGCAAGAAGGCGGCAGGTCGCCTGCTCGATGGGCGTGAGTGGAACGAGATGCCCGCATGAGCAAGCCGACATGGTGGACGTGTGGGTGCGGGCGGAAGAACTGCTCGCGTGGTCCGGGGCGTCCGGAGTGCGAGGGCTGCGGGAAGCCGGCGAAGTTCGCGATCGCCGCGCCGAAGGGTCAGGCCGCGCTCGACTTCGGGGCGGTGAGCAGCGAACGCAAGGAGGGCGCGTGAGACCGAAGAAGCAGGTGCTGGTGTTTGGCTGCGACGAGGACGAGATATCCCGGCTGGGCTACGTGTTGTGGCTGCGGAAGTACGCCGCCACGGTGGCCACCAGCGCGAGCGCGGCGTTGGCTGCGGCGGCCGCGACGGAGTTCGAGCTGGCGATCGTGATGGGGATGCAGTGGCCGCACGAGGCGAATGCGGTGGTGAGCGCGCTGAAGGCGTTTCGGCCGGAGACGAAGGTGATCTTCGTGGCGCGGGAGAACGCCGTGAGCATGTCGCAGGCGGATGTGATCCTGGGCGGCCCGGACGTGGCGCTGCTGCTCGAGCGGCTGCGCGTGCTGGCGGTGCGCAGGCGTGGGCCGAAGGGTCCGGCGCGTGGGCTGAGCAATCCAGCGGCTTTGAGCAGCGCTGTGTAGTGGGTGTGATGGCTGGTTGGTGGGAAGGAATGGGTCCAGGACGATGAGTGCCATACTGATGGGCGCGGCGATGAGCTGCGGGCCTAATAAGAGATCGCTGCGCCCGGCGCTGGTGGCGATCGCCGATAACGCGGACGACTTCGGCTTTGCGTGTCCGTCGATCGCGACGATTGCGGCGAAGGTGTGCTGCGACGAGCGGACGGCCATGCGGCTTGTCCAGGAGCTGGAGCGTACGGGCTGGGTGAAGGTGTGCCGGCGCGTGCTCAATGGCAAGGGCAGCGTCTATTTCATCGATATTGCGAAGCTGGGAGTGGTGGAGAACGCGCGAATGCGAAGGAGCCAGCTGCATGTCGATATCGCGAAGCTGCTGCAGGAGCGTGAGGCTGAGAAGCTGCAAAAGTCAGGTGACAAAATGTCACCTGAGAAAGAGCCTGCTAAGGCGGAGTCAGGTGACAATCCACAGGGGAGTCAGGTGACAAAAACGCCAGACTCAGGTGACAAAACGCTGTTCCCTATATTGAAGAACCATAAGGAACCATCATTAGAACCCATACAACCCCCTACCCCCCTGCGGGGGGACGCGCAGGACGAGCTCGAACCGCCGGATCCGGATGGCAAGCAGCGCGGCATCTGGGAGCTCGTGAACCGGACGAGGGCGCGGGAGGGTCGCGCGGCGATCGGCTGGGCGGCCTGGGTGCAGCAGCAGATCGCCGGCGGAAGCTGGCCGGATGCAGGGACGCCGGACGCTGCGCCGGACCAGGAGTTTGCGCGGTGCGCGGACTGCAACGAGGCGGCCGAGCTGGTGATGCGGCGGTGCGGCCTGCTCGAGATGCGGCTGCTGCCGGTGATTGCGGGGGCGCTGTTGAGCGAGATGCAGCGGACCGGGGTTGCGGCCGGCGCGGTGGGCGAGAGGGCCTGCGTGAGCTTCCTGGCATACCGCGCGCAGGCCGGGAGTCTGCGCTACGCGTGGGGCCCGAAGCGGTTCTTCAGCGAGGGTTACTGGCTCGATCCGCGATCGTGGCCGGCGGACCGGGACTCGGCGAGGAGCAGAGAGGCCCTGGTAGGTACCTACCAGGGGTAAATTCTTCTTTGGGATTGTCAATCGCTGTGCTAAGCTTACCGGCACTTTCGCAAGTATGTGGGGCCTCTTCGGAGGCCCTTTTCCATGGCTATTCCTGCAATTGTTTTCGAAAAGAATTTCCTTTTTTATCTTCGAAGTGTGGCGAATCGTGGACACTCGCTAAAAATAGTCGAAAATAAATCGCCAGTAACGGCGCGGGTTTTATGCGCGGTGCTACTCTCCGTAGCACGCGACTCTTGCAAAGTGCGGCGGATTATCCTAAGTTCGAATTCGTTGCACAGTGTAACCGCGAAAGCGGCGAGGTCATTTCGAAACTGGACTGACCCTGAGCCTGCGAGAGTGGCTCGTACTGCCCCCCTTACATTCCCTGTTTTTGTATGGCGGATGAAGGGCTCCTCGACGTAGCTCATCCCCAAAGCCGGACTTGAGCCCATGGCTCGTCCGGTCCCTCCTCAAACCTGGGGAGATGGCTGAGCTGCGGCTCGAGCGTGAGTCTTTGGTACCGGGAGATTTTATGGGTCGCCGCAATCGTCGTTCGGAGTCGACGGAGTTCGAGCTGTATTCCGCGCCATGTGTGCTGGGTGTGCGCTTCATCCGCCGGATAGGCGTGAAGGAAGGGGATACCCTGGTAGACGCCGGGAAGGCGAAGCTGATCTTCTCCGAAGAGTGCGGGCGGTATGTTTACCAGCTGGTGGCCGAACCGGACAATGGAGCGTCGAAGCGCACTGAGGATGTGAGCCACGAATCGTCTTCGGTCCTGACGAAGATCGAGACCGAAGCGGTCGTCGGCTTCTTCGGCGAATCGAAGACGGCCGGGCTGAGCGATGCGCAGCGGAGGATTCTGAGAGATTTGAATCAGGAGACGCACGACTTCGTGGAGCGTGCCCAGGTCAAGCTGCGCGCCTTCGATCCACGGTATGGACGGGTTGTCGTTTTGCGTGCGATCGCGGAGTAAACCATGATCGTGCACCGGAGAGACCTGCAGGCGTTTGAGTGCGACGTGTGCGGGAAGCTGTACGAGATTCCGCGATCGCGAGGCCGGGAGTCGGAGTTGAACGAGCTGATCGAGTACAAGCGGCGATTGGCTGAGAGCCACAAGCACTGCAAGCCCAGAGCAAAGAACGGTGCCGAGGTCAAGGGATGAATTGGTCTGCGATCGCAGCTGTGGTTTCTATCGTGACGCTCGTTGTGCTGGTGTTTGGAATCGTGTATGCGGGCGGCAAGATGGCGCAGCGGATCGATGACAACGTGAACGATCTGCGCGACCACAAGCTGCGTCTGGATGGACACGACATCCGGCACATCAGCCATGAGGTCGAGATCGCGAAGCTGGTGGAGTGGAAGAACGGCTATAACGCCGCCGCGGCGGTAAGCGGCAACCCGGAGAGGCGATCCTGATGGATGCGATAAGCGAAACCCGTCTGGCGCTAGTGCATCCATTGCTTGCGGATAAGGTGCGTGCGATGGCGGATGCGCTGGCAGCGCAGGGCATCGTGATTCGCGTCGTCCAGGGGCTGCGCACGTTCGCGGAGCAGAACAGGCTGTACAACCAGGGGCGAACGACTCCTGGAGAGAAGGTGACAAACGCGATCGCGGGCCAGTCCTGGCACAACTACGGCTTCGCCGTTGACTGCATTCCCGGGTTGCGCGGCGATGATGCCTGGGCGCCGAACTGGGACGCCGAGCATCCTGACTTTCAGGCCATGATTGAGGCCGGTATCGCGCAAGGTCTGGTGTCGGGCGCGAAGTGGATCCACATGCCGGACAAGCCGCACTTTCAGTTGGCGGGTATTCCGGTGAGTCCGGACGCCGCGGCGATGAAGGCGATGGCAGATGCAACGAGTATCGGCGCAGAGGCTGATGCGTCGGAGCTCGCGGTGATCTGGAGCAAGTACGCAGATGTGATTCAGTAGTCACGCTGCAGAGGAGCAAGGCAATGGCTGATGTGCGAGGCAAGTTCGAGGTAACGAGGGTTGCGACGTCCGAGTTTTTCCCTGGTGTTGCGGATGTCACGCTCGAGGCGCGATATACCGGGAGCGCTGAAGACAACACGTTTGCGGCTGCGACACCGACCGCACGCATCGACATGACGATCACCAATCCGGAGGCGATCAAGCGCTTGCCGATCGGAAAGAAGTTTTACGTCGATTTCACCGCGATCGACGAATAGCAGTTTTCCCCTAAACAGCGCGCAGTAACCGGTTCGGTGGGCTGTGAGCAAGTGAAGCGATGCTGCGACGGCAGCGGATTCCACGCGACATGGCGCATCGCGCGTGACGCTGGTTTCGATGCGAAGCAATTGAAGGAACTGGCGTGCGCGATGCGCCGCGAGAAAGGAAAGTCATGAGTAAGAATTTCGATTCGCCAATTGAACGAGGATTTTGCGGAGCTGTTCCTCTGCCTGGTCTCGTCCAGCTGGACAGGGCCGGTAAGGTCTGGCTCGATGCGGAGCTCCACGTGATTGTGATCGATGGAGTACGCGTCGATATGGATCTGCTGGCTCAATGCGTCAACCCTGTGCGCGATCTCTTCTACAGTGCCGAGCGCAAAGGCGATGAAGTTATCGTCACCCAGTACACCCGCCAACGAATGGTCGAAGAGCTACAGGCGCAGCGCGAGGTCGACAAGCTGGCGCACGGTATGGCGTATGAGTCGGCGGTCTCGATCATCGAGAGCAATTGCGTCGGCGTCGACGACGAAGATATGCCCGATTGGTTCAACACGTTGAATCCCGACCCGGACGCACCGCAGGGCGAGATTGACGAGGCAGTGAAGTACCTCTAACTGCGTGGACTGATCCAGCGTGACCCGGAGCATCCGACCTGGGTCGCGGTGCTGGAAGAGAGTGAGGCCACGGCATGCAATTGACGATCAGCATTGAGATGGACCGGGCGACGAACCCGCTGCCGCGCCAACACACATCGGAGTAAATTCCGAACAGATGAGGGCCTGGGCCGTCGACCAGGCAGAGTTAGGGGAACGGCAGTACGAGGACGGTCTGATGATGACGATGCAGATCATGCTGTCGCTGCTTGGGTACTTTGTGTTTTCGGCTGCGGTCGGTGCGATGTCCGAGCCGACGGAAGAGCAGAAGCGGAGTTTCTATGGCTGGCTATATCGCTTCCTTCAGGCAGTCGCTGCAAACGCTACTCAAGTGGCACGAGCCAGATTTGGAGCGATCCCAGGCATCGGTGGTACCGGCCCCGGTGAAGTCGGACAGCGTGACGTATCCGAAGCGCGATCAGCACAAATTGGAGTTAGGCCCGGAAGTGAGTAGTGCCGCGAAAGCGGAGGAGAAGGTGAACATGGCAAATATTCTGGTTGATGTCGAAAAAGGTATCGAGGTAGCGGCGGAAGACGTTCTGAAGTACGTGAACGGGGCAAACGCGAAGGTCGCGAGCGGCGGTCCCTCGGCGATCGCGGGAATCGCGGTTGTCGCTGGCGCGGTCGATAAGGCGTTGTCTGACGTGGCTGCAGGAGCGGCGAATCCGACGACGCTGGTCCTCAACTTCGGAACCGATGTCGCTGACATCAAGGCTGTCTGGCCGGCGGTCAAAGGGCTGCTCACAACGTTTGGCGTGAAGATCTAAACCATGACACGAGCGCTGCAGATCGCGAAGCTGTTGCTTTTGCTGTCTGCGGCGCTGCTGTGCCTGGCGTTGTCGGTCACGTCGTATCGTTCCGACGAAGTTCTGGGTCGCGTCAGCGATGAGCTCGACGAGGTTCACGTTACTGTTATAAAGCTGGATTCGACCATCGAGAAGGTCGATGTGACGATCAAGGAAGCGCAGTATCCGATCCTGCAGGCAGGTCTGACCAGCAAGAAGGAAGCGGACATGCTCGATGTGTGGAACCGTCAGATGACGCATACGCTGGGCGATCTGGATGCTGCGATTGTCACGGCGAACGACAGTACTGCGGCCGTCTCCGGAAGCGCTGTACAGACGCTGCAGGCGCTGAGCGCGACGGCTGACCAGGTGAAGAGTTCGGTGCAGCAGATTGACCCGGCGCTGCAGGAGTCGGCGCAGACGCTGCGTGATTCGCAGGAGATGCTGCAGGCAGCGACCAAGCTGCTGGCTGATCCGGATGTGACGCGCACGCTGAGGAACACGGCCGATACGACGCAGCATCTGAGCGCGACAGCCGGTGATGTGCAGGACGCTGTGCATACGTATCTGCACCCGAGCTGGAAGGTCCGCGTGTTCAATTGGTCGGCGACGGTTGCGCACACGATTGGTGGATGGTTCTAAGTGCCGAAACAGGTATGTGCGAACAGGCCTCGCTGCGTGAACCTTGTAGAGCGGGGACTCTGTGCATCCTGCGTGGCGAGTGGGGTCGGTAAGGAAAACAGGCCCAATTCCACGCAGCGCGGGTATGGCTCGAAGTGGCAGAAAGCCAGTAAGGCTTATCTGGTTGCGCATCCGATCGCTGTCGATTGGTTTGGTGAGCATCAAGGGCGTTTGTATCCAGCTGAGGTTGTTGATCACATCATTCCTCATAAGGGAAACATGGATCTGTTCTGGGATCCGATGAATTGGCAAGGGCTGACGAAGTCGGACCATGACCGCAAGACGGCTATGGAGGATGGTGGATTCGGACATGCACCTGCGCGACGAGATATCGGCGGCGCGAGGCAGTGACGACGCAAAAGCTATGTCTCCAAAGGTCGTCATCGCCTATTGAGCGCTGCCGTCCGTCATGGTACCCGGGGGCGGGTCAAATCTCTACGGGCGCGCCGCGCTAGACCGTTCTTCAACCACACACACAATTCTGCAAAATTCGAAAGTTTTCGTGAGGAAAACAGCATTTCTTGAGCGTGGCCAAATGGGCATGCCTTTGAGAAGTGTTGATAGATCAGCGTTGCAGGCGACAGGAAAGGTCTTTGGCCCATGTTTGGGCAAAAACGATGTCGCCATTCTGTAAGTGTTGGAGCCTTCCCTATGCCCGCCGGACGTCCCCCAAAACCGCTCGTCTTGCTGGAAATGTCCGGCAGCACCAAGCGCAACCCGGCGCGGTTCAAGGACCGCGTGGAGAACCAGATCGAGACTAAAGGTCCGATCGGTGCTCCTCCAGAGTCCTTCAAGAACAGCTCCCAGCGGATTGCGTTGACCACGCTCTGGGAGAAGCTCGTATCGGAGCTTCCCAGCAGCATGCTCACATCCTCGGATCGCGAGGCTCTAGAGCAAGTGTGCCGGTGGGGCGTGGATGCGAAGAGTTTCAGCAAGACGGCCATTCGTTCGAGCGCGCTGTACTACCAGGCGCTTAGGCGGATGGGCGGCACGCCGGACGGCCGCGCCGCTCTCGGTATCGGAGGCAAGGTCAACCCCAGCAAGAGTGTCGCCAACAAGCTGGATTCGTTCCTGGCGAAAGGGAAGCGGAGGACAGCCTAGCCGCCGAAGTGACGCATGGCCAGAAAGCTTTCAGTCGCCGAGCGGTATATCCGCGATGTGCTTGCCGGCAAGATCGTCACGTCCAAGCTCGTCCGTCAGGCCGTCGAGCGCCACGAACGTGACCTGGTCGACGGTCACGAACGCGGGTTGGTCTTCGATCGCCGCGCTGCGCAGCACGTCATTGATTTCTTTGAGGAGTTTCTCTGCTTCCCGGAAGGCGAGCTCGATGGCCAGCCCTTCATCTTGGAGCCGTTCCAGCAGGCAAAACTCTGGATCTTGTACGGCTGGAAGTGGAAGGATACTGGCTATCGGCGCTTCAAGTATGCGTATAACGAAATCGGCCGCGGCAACTGCAAGTCGCTCGAGTCCTCCGGTCTGGGTCTTTATGAGTTCCTTGCGTTCGGTGAGTCCGGACCACAAGTCTATTCCGTAGCCACCGATAAGGACACGGCGCGGCTGATCTTTGATTCTGCTGTTTTGATGCTCAAGCGTTCGCCGTACCTGGCCGAGCGCGTTGTCTGCCATAAAGACAACATGCACATCCCGGACACGGCTGCCATCTTTGAGCCGTTGGCCGCTGACGCCGATCTGCAGCTCGGTCTGCGTCCTTCATGCTTTCTCTTCGACGAGCTCCACGTCCAGCCGAATGCGGACCTCTGGAACGTGCTTACCTCGGCGATGGGCAAGCGTAAGAATCCGCTGATGTACGTCAGCACGAACAGTGGCTTCGATCGAAACTCGGTCTGCTACAAGCAGCGCGAGTACTCGGTCAACGTCCTCAACCGGATCTTCGACGACGATACCTGGTTCGCCTGGATCTGCGGCCTCGACGAAGGCGACGATCCGCACGATCCGAAGGTTTGGATCAAAGCCAACCCGGGCCTCGGCGTCATGGTGATGCCGAAGGAGCTGCAGGAGCAATCGAACCGTGCGAAGAACGATCCGACAGCGCTCAGCGCCTTTTTGCGCTTTCGCATGTCGGTCTGGACGGAGTCGCATTCGCAGTGGATGCCGATGGATATGTGGGATCGCTGCAACGGTCCTGTTGATGAAGCGGATCTCGCTGGCCGTCCGTGCTTTGGAGGACTGGATCTCTCGACCACGACGGATATCAGCTTCTGGGGGCTGTTGTTTCCGCCGCATGAAGATGATCTTTTTTGGAGGATACTGCCGCGATTCTTCCTGCCTGAAGACAATCTGCAGGAACGCGTTCGACGGGACCGCGTCCCTTATGACGTGTGGCGGCGGCAGGGCTTGTTCAACCTCACGCCGGGTCGAGTGATTGACTACGACGCAATGAGGCTGCAGATTCAGGCCGATGCAGAGAAGTTCGACGTCCAGGAGATCGTCTTCGACCGCTACAACTCCAGCGATTTGGTCAGGCACTTGGAGAATGACGGCTTCACGATGGTGAAGTGGGGTCAAGGTTTATTGGATATGAACGCCCCTACTAAGCGCCTGCTGGAGCTCGTGCTCACCCAGGAGTTCGCGCACGGCGCCAATCCCATTCTTCGCTGGATGGCGAAGAATACGGTCTCTTACGTCGATCCGGCTGGCAACATCAAGCCGGATAAATCGCGATCGCGCGAGAAGATCGACGGCATCGTCGGCACGATCATGGCGCTTGGCCGGGGCATGCAGGTAGGTGATATCTCGCGGCCTTTCACTCAGCCGCACATTGGGTACTTATGACGTCGAAGTCTGTTATCTCGGTTCTCGCACAGATCTTCTTCGTTGCGGGACTAGCCTCGGTCATCTACGGCATCGCTCTCTGGAGCAAGCCGCTGGCGTTCGTCATCGGTGGCATCGCGGTTGCAACGGTTGCCTTTCTCGTTGGGTATTGGAACCTTGATCTCAAGCGGAGCCGCCGTTGAACCTTATCTCAAGCATGGTTCAAGGCGCGTTCCAGCTCCGCGCGGACGCTGGCGGAACGCCCGCGCCCTGGGATGACTTCTGGTACAGCCACATCGAAGGTGGCGCTGCCAGCGGCATGCGCGTCACGCCGGAGACTGCAAAGCGGCTCTCCACGATGTGGGCCTGCCTCGCAGCTCGCGGTCGCATCCCGGCCACGATGCCGTGCAAGATCTACACCGACGTCGCCGGCGGCGGAAAGAAACTGGTCAAGAATCACTCTGTCTACAGGCTTGTCAACGCCGCGCCCAACAGCCTGCAGACTCCGTACGAGTTCTTCGAAATGTTGCAGGGGCATGTCGACCTGCGCGGCAATGCCTATTGCGAGAAGCACTTCGATCGCAAGTGGAACATCTCGGAGCTGATTCCGATGCACCCCGACCGGGTCAAAGTCGAGGTCATCAAAGAGACTGGCAAGCTGCGCTACATCTACAGCGATCCGCTTACGGGAACCGATCGCAAGCTGGTCCAGGAAGAGGTTTTTCACGCCCGCGCGCACTGCGATGCGGCCGGCATCGGCCAGTCGCGCATCTCGGCCGCGAGGGAGACGATCGGCGTCGGACTCGGACTGCAGGACTATCACGCAAAGTTCCTGAAGAACGATGCAACGCCGAACACGGTCGTCACGGGAACAAAGTTTGCAACCAAGCAGGACGAAAACGACTACCGGAAGGCGTGGCAGGAGGGTGGTACCGGCGAGAACCGGCACAAGGTTAAGATGCTGCCGCCGGGCGTCGACGTCAAGAGCATCGGTTTCTCGATGGCCGATATGCAGGCGCTCGACGCAGAGAAGGCTTCGGACGTTCGGATCTGCACGCTGATGGGCGTGCTGCCTCATGTGGTCGGCGTGGACGCCGGCAAGGCGGCGACCTACGCTTCGGTGGAGCAGTTCAATATCATGCACGCGGTGCAGTGCGCTCTTCCTATCGTCATCATGTGGGAGCAGGCGATCGGCCGCGACCTCATCGACGACGAGGAGTTCTTTGCGAAGTTCTCCATGGCTTCGTTGCTGCGGGGCGACCAGGCGACGCGTTACGCGGCCTATGCCGTCGCCATCGCGAACGGGTGGATGTCGCAGGACGACGTCCGCGAGCTTGAGGATCTGAATCCGATCCCGAACGGTTGGGGCAAAAACTACTGGCGCCCGTTGAACTGGGCGCCGCTCCAACAACTCACCAACCCGCAGCCTGCGAAACCGGCCGCAGCTGACGGCGATGACGAAGACGACCCGGACGAGGATGACGAAGACGGCTCCGGTGGCGACTCCGGAGCGAACGCAGCCACACAGGCGAGGCTGCAGCTCATGGCTTCGGGAGCTGCGGACCGCTGCGTGCGGCGCGAGGTCGCAGGAGCTCGCAAGCTCGTCGAGCGCGAGGCGAGTTTTCTTGAGGTGTCGCAGTTTTACGCGGAGCAGCAGCGCTTCGTCGTGGAAGTCTTCCATTTCGACGCGCAGACCGCGCTTTCGAGCAAGCTGGCGCTCGATGGTCGCGCTCAGCATCTCGCCAGCCTGATCGACGCGGATGAGCCAGTCATTGCGCATGCCTGGATCGACTCGGTTGCTGTGAACGAACCGCAGAAGCTCGCAGCATTGGCTGTAGAAGGAGCGAAATGAAGCAATATACGAGCATTTTGAACGCCATGCGGTCGCAGTTGTGGATGCTTCATGAGGACAAGCTTCACGCGCTCGTCGCGTTTCTAGGCCTCAAGGCGGAAGGAAAATCCGTCGAAGCCGACACGTTCGCGGAGATCCACGGCGCGGCAGAGCTAAAAGCCGCGAAAGCGCAGAAGGTTTCGGCCTCGAGCACCGGCTCTGTCGCTGTGATGCCCCTCTACGGCCTCATTTTGCATCGCGGCAGCTCGATGGGCGACATCTCGGGTCCGCAGGCGACCTCTACTGCTCGTTTCCTGCGCCAGTTCCGTGCCGCTGCGGAAGATCCTTCCGTCCAGGCCATCGTCATCGATGTCGATTCACCTGGCGGCACAGTAGAAGGCGTCGACGAGCTCGCGGCGGAGATCCGCGCGACGCGGGGCAAGAAAAAGACGATCGCCGTGTCCAACATGATGTGCGCGTCGGCCGCTTACTACATTGCGTCGGCCTGCGATGAGATTGTTGCCAGCCCGTCCTCGAAGACCGGCTCGATCGGCGTGTATTGCGTGCATGAAGACGCTTCGGAGTACCTGAAGAAGCTTGGCGTCAAGGTCACGATGATCAAATTCGGCGAAAACAAGGCCGAAGGCAACCCCTACGAGCCGCTTTCAGAGGCCGCGCTCGCACACATCCAGGCGAGCGTGGATGAAGCGGGCAATATGTTCGAAGCGGCTGTCGCTGCAGGCCGCAAGATCAGCAAAAAGGACGTTCACGACAAGTTCGGCCAGGGTTTGGTCTTCGGAGCCAAGCAGGCGAAGGCGCTCGGCCTGGTCGATACCATCGGCACGCTCGATTCGGTCCTTGCTCGCTTCGGCATCTCCAGCGGCTCGGCATCGTCGCAGATGGCGTCCATTGTCCCGCAGCCGCTGGCCGCTCGAGCGGACGGTTCGGGGAGCGACGGGCCGGCATGCGAGTGCGACTGTGACGGCTGCATGGCGGGTGATTGCGATGATTGCTCGACCGATGATTGCAACTTCGCGGGCTGTACTTGCCCGGATAGCGTGGCGAAGCAAAAGAAGTTGGAGCAGGCGAACATCGATCGCGCTGCGCTCAGCCGAAAGGCGTTGATCGCCTCACTTTAGAACCACATCGCAAACCGGCCTAAGCCGGTATCAGGAGCGTTAGCGGGTCTGCCCCATGGCAGCCTTCGCCGGCGTGTGTCTCTCAACCGATTTCTCAGCCCAACATCCCCAAGGAGGGACGTTATGAATAAGCTGCTCAAGCTCCGCCAGCAAAAGGCTGCGGAGAAGGCAAAGATGCTGGCGCTGGACGCCCTCGCCACTCGCGAGAACCGCGACCTGACCGCCGACGAAAAGACCCAGATGCAGGCCAGCATCGCGCTCTGCGCGTCGCTCGACACGGACATTCTGATCGCTGAAGCCCTGGTCGAAGCCGAGCGCGAGGCTTCTGCGACCACTGCCGTCGTCGGCCACAACAACGCGGAAGACAAGCCCTGGGCGTCCCTCGCGGAGCAGATGACCGCGATTCAGGCTGCGGTCAATGCTCCACATCGTGCCGATGCCCGGCTCTTCGCCGCGCAGGGCGCGTCTGAGGCGGTCGACGCCGATGGCGGCTTCCTCATCGCTCCGCAGTTCTCCGAAACCATCGTGCGCCGCACATTCGCGAACGGGGTTCTTGCCAGCAAGTGCAAGGTGATGCCGATGAGTTCCAATCGGCTCGTCATGAACGGTGCAAACGACGCAAGCCGTGCCGACGGGCAGCGCAATGGCGGCATTACGTCCTTCTGGACGTATGAGGCCGGCCTCTACACCAAGTCGAAACCGACCTTCCGCCAGATCGCGTTGCAAATCGACAAGCTCACCGTCCTTACGTTTGCGACGACTGAGCAACTCGAAGACGGCCCTGCGTGGGAGGCTTACGTCAACGATGTGGTGCCGGACGAGTTCGCGTTCAAGGTCGACGACGCGATCCTCAACGGCCCCGGCACGGGCGGCGGCCCGCTGGGTATCTACAACTCCAGCGCCATCCTCGCTGTGGCGCGGCAGACGGCTGGTACTGTAACCCCGGCCGATGTCTTCCAGATGTACTCGCAGATGCCTTACTATCTGCGCAAAGATGCTGCCTGGTATGTCAACCAGGACCTCGAACCGACGCTCTGGAACATGACCCGCGGTGCGGGCACTGCCGTGGAGCTGCTGTACAAGGCCCCCGGCTCGACCAGCAACCCGTCCAGCGACTACGGCACGCTGCTCGGCCTTCCCATCATCCCCATCGAGCAGGCCGCAACCACCGGCACGCAGGGCGACATCACGCTCGGCGCATTCAGCCAGTACATGCTTGGGCGGCGCGGAGGCGTCAACAGCGACACGTCGATCCACGTCGCATTCCAAACTGGCGAGAAGGCCTACCGCTGGCAACTCCGGGTCGCGGGCGAGACCCTCTGGGATAAGCCGGTCACCCCGAAGAACAGCACCAAGCTGCAGTCGCCCTTCATCCAGCTCCACGCCTAATCCGCGCGCGGCCTAGCCATCGCACCGAGTGCGGGCGTCGCCTGACGCGCGGCGTCCGTTTGCTCCTGAAAACCCCCGGAAAAACTCCGCGAAAGGGACATCATGACCGACCGTTTCTATCTACCGCAGGAGGGGCATCTCGTAATGGCGTTGCCCCCGCAGAACATCAGCGGTGGCGTGCACAGCGCTGCCATCAACACGAAGAACTTCAAGCATCTCTCCGCGCTGGTGCTCTTCGGGGCCCTCTCCGCGCAGACCGGCGTCATCACGGTGGAGGTATGCACCTCGCAGGCTGGCGCGGGGCCGGTTGCCATCCCGTTCACGCTGTTTCCGCAGGAGACCAGCGGCGGCGACGTGCTAGGCGCCGCGGTTTCGGTTCCGGCCTCGGGCTACCAGCCGCCGAACACGCCCAACATCAACTATTCGATCGAGATCGATACCGCCGCGATCCCCTCGAACTCGCCGACGACCGGCTCTCCGCTGGGGTTGAACTATCTGCGCGTCAGCATCGCTGACGGCGCCGATACCGACTTCGCGGCGATCGCGTTTGTGCTCTCCGGCCTGCGCTACGCCGGCGATCAGAACCCCACCGTCCTGGTCTAGCTTTCCCTAGCCGGCGGCTCTGGCATAGGGTCGCCGGTCTTTTTCCTTCTCGATTTTTCTTGAGGTTCTGCCATGTACGTTCGTTTGCTAACAGGCCGCTATGCCGGTGAAGAGCGCGACATCCGCGCCGATGCTGCGCGTGTCATGCTCGCGGACGGCCGCGCCGAGTTGCCTTTCGCGATCGGCGGCATTGTCCCATCGGACAAGACGCTCATTGTCGGCGAACGCGTACAAGGTTTACGCCTGCCCGCTTCTTTGGCCGCCAAGTTTGAAGAAGCTGTCGCGAGCGTTGGCGGCTCCGGGACGCAGCACTTTCATGTTTCCAGCAAACGGAAGAAGGCCTGATGGAAGATCTCGTCCTCATCACGCCGCCAGCCGTGGAACCGGTCTCGCTCTACCAGCTCAAGCTGCAGTGCGGCCTCTCGCCCGTGGAGGATCAGGACCACATCAAGGAAAAGCAGGTTCGCGACCAGCTGCGCCCGTTTATCACGATTGCGCGTACGGAGTGCGAGAACCGCACCCGCCGCGTCTTCATCACGCAGACGTGGCTCTGGAAGCTCGATGGCTTTCCGTGCCCGAACCGGCACTATGCGGAGCACTGGGAGCGTCACGGCCTCAAGCTGCCGAAGCAGCCGTTCCAGTCCCTTGGCTCGGTGCAGTACGTGGACACCACCGGCGCACTGCAGACGCTGGCGCAGGACACCGACTACGGCAACGGAGCGCTGCCGCAGTACTCGTTCCAGCTCGATCCGGGCTCCGACCATCAGCCAGCCCGCATCGCGCCCTCCTGGCTCGTGCCCTGGCCGCCCACGCGGTATGTGCAGTCGAACGTGCTCATCCAGTTCACCGCAGGCTATGGCGACACTGGCGCGTCGGTTCCCGCGCCCATCACGCAGGCGATCCTCTTTCTTGCGCACTCCTACTACGACCCCACGGCCTACAAGAATGTGGACGCCCTGGTCGACAGCCTTCTGAACCCGTACGTGAACAGGATCAGCTAGCAGATGCCCGATCTCACCACAGTCTCGGCGGTCAAGCAGTGGCTCAGCATCGCGCCCACGCAAACGGGCTCCGATGCCAACCTCGCCACGCTCGTCACCGCGACCTCTGCGGACTTTCTCCGCGCGATCGACCGCGTCGACCTGCTTGAGAACAGCTACTCCGAGGTTCGCGAGGGCGACGGCGGCAGCCGGCTGGCGCTGCGCCACTGGCCGGTCACGGCGATCACGTCGCTCACCGTCGCGGGAACCGCGATTGCGCAGTCGACGGCCGCGACCGTGCCCGGGTGGTACATCGAGCCGAATCTCGACCCCGAGCGTACCAACCAGCTCTATCTCAACAATCTGGTCTTCACGGATCTCGCGCAGGTCATCGTCAACTACCTCGCCGGATACGAGGCATGCCCGGCCGACATCGCGCAGGCCGTCGTGGAGTGGGTCGCCGATCGCTACCGTGGCCGCCCGGCGGATGGCGTCAGTTCGCAGCGCGACGCCGGCGGGGAGCACGTCGCGTACTCGAAGGAGCTTTCCATGCCTGCGACGACGGCCGCCGTGGTCGAACGCTATCGCCGGACGTGGCCGTCGCTCGACAAGCGGAACGAGGATCGCAACTACCGCATCACCCGCATCAACCGGACGTACACGCAGACGATCTCGGAGAAGGCTCAGTGATCCAGTTCACCATCGACGATACCGGCGTCCAGGACTACCTCGTACAGACGCGGGAGAACATCCTCGCGGGAATCCGCGTGGGCATGTTCGAGGCCATGGAAGGCCTCGCCGCGACGGTTGCGGGACATACCGGTGGCGATCCGATCGTCAGCCGGTCCGGCGAGTTTATCGCTGCCGTTTTGAGCAGCCCGAAGGTGCAGGAGAATGATTCGTTTATCCGCGGTTCGGTATCGGGTCTGGTCGGCCGCAAGCCGATGGGCTTGTGGTTCGACGAAGGCACCAGCGTCCCAGCGGTTGCGGGCAATCTGTTTCACTTCACGGCCTCGGACGGTGCAAGCGTCTACACCCATGGCCATGGCGCGTTCCAGGTCGCGCCGCACCCGATCATGAACCCATCGCTGCGGGAGTACTCGCCGACGATCCTGGACATCATCCAGGCAAAGGTTGCGGAGGCTGTGAGTGCCTAGCCAGCCAGCATATGCCGCACCGCCGACGGAACCTATCTGGGCCGCGCTCTTCGCGCTCCTGCAGGCGAAGCTCGCGGCAAGCTACGTCACCATGTCGCGGCGTCATACCCGGCCGCCGGCGTTGGTCGCGGACCAGCAGCCGGCGTTGTTCCTGGTGCAGGCGCGGCGCACGTTTACGCCGAGGCCGCCGGGTGTGCCGGTCAAGCTGACGCTCTCGGGCTTCGTGATCCTGTACTTCCAGTGCCCGGCCCCTGGTCTCGACCCGGTCGGTGCGGAGACGGTATTGGGCGCGACGACGCTCAACCAGCTCGCGGATGGTGTGGCCGCGGCGTTCGCTCCGGACGACACGCTTACCGGCAAGCTGACGCTCGGCGGTCTGGTCACGCACTGCTGGCTGGAGGGCGATGCCGACGAAGACCCCGGTATCTACACGCAGCAGGGCGCGGCGATTCTGCCGGTAAAGATTCTCGTCCCATAACCCGCAACGCAAATAAGGAGATTCAACCATGCAGACGCAGACAAACATCCAATTTGGTTCGGGGGTCTTTGTGTTCACGCCGAACGCCGGCAACCTCGCCGCCAACCCAACGCCGATCCAGCTCAAGGTGCTCCAGGAGGCATCGGTCGAGTTCAAGGGCGATCTTAAGAAGCTCTTCGGCCAGAAGCAGATCGCGGTCGCCACCGCGCGCGGCAAGATCGATATCTCCGGCAAGTGCAAGGTCGCCGCGCTCGACCAGAACGATATCAACCAGATCTACTGGGGCCAGACGCAGACGGCCGGCGGCAATCTGCCGACCTTCGAGACGCACACGCCTGCGGCCTCTGTCACACCCACTGCCGCCGCCGGCGCGGGCATCGTAACCGACCTCGGCGTCATCAACGGCTCGACCGGCCTCAGCATGTTGAAGGTCCCGTCAGCGCCAGCCGTTGGGCAGTACTCTTTTACCCCGGCGACAACCGGCGGATCTCCAACGCCTGCGGCCTACATCTTCAACGCCGCTGAGACGGCCGCCTCGGTGCAGATTGCCTTCCAGCTTCCAGTGACTACGGGTTCCACGCTTTCACTCACCAGCCAGCTTATGGGCTATGCGCCGGTCTGCGCGGCGATGCTCTACAACTCGTTCCGCTCCGCCGTGTCGGTGGTTACGTTGAACTCGGTCACGCTGGGCATGATGAGCATTCCGACCAAGCAGGAAGACTTCTGGGTCTCGGACCTGGACTTCTCCGCCAACGCCGACGCCGCCGGCAACATCGGCACGCTCTACAACAGCTAACCGGCCGGGGCCGATTCGTCGGCCCCTTCGTTTCTCTTCGAAAAGCACCGAAAGGTAAGCCTTCATGTCTACGCTCGCAGTCGTTCCGAATACTTCGCATCCGGATGCTCCCTTCCGGGGTGTCCCGTTCTTCCTCAACGGCAAGACGTACATTGTGCCATCGCTCTCGCTCAAGCAGTTCCAGCAGAACTATGACGCGCTCACTGCGCCGGTCGATGCGGGCGACGCATCCTCGATGTCCGCGCAGTTCGCGCGCTACGTCCCCATCATCCTTCTGGCCTTCAAGAGGAACTATCCGGACGTCACGGAAGAGAACCTCTACGATTGGCTCGATCTAAGTACCTTCCGGGACATGCTCCTGACGGTGCAGGGCGCCTCCGGCATGAAGCAGGCCGAGCCGGGGGAATAGAAGCCGGCGAGATGGACTGGGGGTATCTCTACGGCACCCTCGTCCGTAACGCCGGCTGGACGTTCTACGAGTGCAGCGAGCAGCCCGCGATCGATGTCTTCGAGTTTCTCGACCATCTTGCAGCCTTTCCTCCGGACTACGTCATCCTGGCTGGCTATTATGGCGTTCCTAAGCGGCCCGAGACGAAGCGACAGGCCGCGATGGAGCAGGAAGGCCTCAAGGCGCTCTCTGCCGTCATGGGTCCCGCGCAGCCGCTGCCAGAACACATCCGCAAGATGATCGACTGGGCGGAGAGCTTCGGGAAGAAACTCCCGAACTAGAAAGGCAATTCCATGTCAGATGCAGTCCTCAATATCGGCGCAGTCGTCGACAAAGACGCGATCACCTCTGGTATGGCGGAGGGCGCGGCTGGCGTCAAGCAGGCCACGACGAACATCTCCGTCTACTTCCAGGACCTTCAGAGCCGTGCATCCAGTGCCTGGAAGAAGATCTCCGATGACACGCGAACCGCCGCATCGGCTGTCAGTGCGGAGTCCCTGAAGATCGCAGAAGCCACAAAGGCGGTCACTACGGCGCAGCGAGAGATGTCCGCCGCGATGTCGCTTGCTCGCAACAGCAGCGTTGACGAAGCCGCGAGCATGGCGCTGCTCGCTGCGGCGCAGGCGAACGTGCGCACGAAGACGCTGGAGTTGAAGGAGGCTCAGGAAGCCGTCGCCGTGGTCTCGCATAAGTCTGTCACGGACGTGCAGGCAACCTCCGCGGCAATCCGGTCCTTTGAGGGCAACCCTGGCATTCGTGCCATGGAGAACTTTGTCGCCAAGACTTTGGGCCTTGGCTCGATCATGAAGAATCTCTTCCCGATCATCGGCGGCCTAGCTTTCCTCGATATCCTCTTCGGAATGGGCACGAAGCTCGATGAGCTTTACGAGAAGGGGAAGAACTCCGCAGATGAATTCGCTCGCGGCTTTGGCGAGATGAAAGACAAGCTTTCTGCGTCGAACGATGAGCTCGAGCTGCAGAACTCGAAGCTGGATGACGAGATTGCGAAGCTGTCCGGCCATCCTACGAACGGGCTGCAGACAGCCCTGCATCTCGGAGTTGTCGAGGCCGACAAGTTGCAGGAGGCATTGGCCTCTGATCTGAAAACCTTCCAGGCTTTGATGAAGGAGCATGACGTCTCCTTTTTTGAAGGCGCGCTGAACAATATCGCGCCTACAAAGGGCACGTCGAAGGAGATCACGGAGTTTCAACGCGGCGTCGAGAAGCAGGGTCAGATTGCCGAGGCGGCGTATGCTCAGCAGCTCCGCGCGGCTGGGGCGTCGCAGGAGGAGCAGGAAGCGGCGACACGGGCCTACTATGCGCGAATGGATGAGATCGCTGCCGGCGCAGCCCGGAAGATGCGCGCACGCGCGACGGACATCGCAAACGAGCAGGCGAGCCTGGACCAGGCGTCGGTAGCGAACGCCCAGCGCGGGAAGCTCAGTATCGACCCGGATCTTACGCAGCAGCGGTCCTCGTTTGAAGATGCTGCCGTGGAGTTCGATAAGATCCAGCGGCGGGCGCAGCTCTCGGGTTCTTCGTTCGAAAAGACGCAGGTGGTTGGCGGCTTGAAGGGCGATAAGGAAGGCGAGACCGCATCGAACAAGGCTTCCGAGCAGCGCCTGCGTGCGCTCGAGCTCGAGTACGACGGCCTGAAGGAGCGGCACGGCGTCGCCCTGAAGGAAGAGCACGACTTCTGGGCGCAGCGTGTGGATGAGTTCAGGAAGGGGAGTGAGCAGTATAAGCAGGTCCAGGACAAGATCGCGCAGATCGACGTCGAGGGCGCGGCGAAGGCCCATGAGTCGCTGAGTAAGCTGATTGCCGCCGAAAAGGCAGGATCCGCCGCAGACCCCGAAGCCGCGGCCAGCGTCGCGAAGGCGATGGAGGATGTGAATCGCCTGCTGCGCGAACAGGCTGAAGATGCGTCCCGCACCGGCGAGCGCTGGCAGAGCTACAACGCCGCCGTCGCCAAGGGCGCAGAGATTGCGGCGAAGCTGCAGGAGTCCATGGAGGAAGGCCGCCTCCGGATCCTGGAGCAGGAGCACGGCATCTCCGCGCTCGGCGCCGCGCAGCAACAGGCGGCGATTCACGCGCAGGAGCATGCCCGCGCCCTCAAGGTGCTGCAGGACGAGCTCGCGGCCCTTCAGGCCGCCGGTGCCAACCTGAAGCCGGGCGACAAGGGTTACGAGCAGAACGCAACGCAGCAGCAGAACGTCCAGAACCAGATCCAGCAGGAGACGGGGCAGGGACAGGTCCAGGCGCAGGCGGACCAGGCGGCGATCGGCACTGCCATCTCGAAACCGTACCTCACTGCCTTCGACGCAATCAATAGCGGCTGGCTAAAGGTGCAGCGCGATCTTATTCAGGGCAACCGGAATATCTCCCGCGACTTCGCCCAGATGGGTCTTGGCCTGGTGCAGACCATGGCTCAGAACTTCGAGAAGATGCTCGTCCAGCAGCTCCAGACCGATATGCGGCGCGTCATCGCCCACCGCGCCGCGAACATGCAGAACGTGACCGACGACGCGGCGGCCGCGGCGACCTCGACCGGCATCAAGAAAGCATCGGCGCTGCAGCAGATGTTCATCGACGCCAAGCAGGCGGCCGCTGGAGCCTTTGCCGCGGTTGCGCCCATTCCCTTCGTCGGTCCCGTGTTGGCCCCGATCGCTGCCGGCGCTGCCTTCGCGGGCGTCATGGCGCTGGCGGCCTTCGAGGACGGCGGTATCGTCGGAGGCGGTTCCACGTACCAGATGGGTGTGCCGATCCTCGCGCACGCCGGAGAGCGTGTGCTGAGCTACGACCAGACCCAGAAGTTCGAGAGCATGGTCAATGGCCGCGGTTCGGCGGGTGAAACGCATATCCATAATTATGGTGGTAACAACTTTTCGCAGGCTGGCAACGATTTCAAGTCGCAGTGGGCCGCGCACGAGCGTCACATCGTAAAGCGCCTGAAGGTCTTACGGCGGGAGGGCAAGCTGTGATACCCTGCGGCCATGTCCGACACGCAGCTAATTATCGCTTTTAGCGCATTGGTTGTAACTGTACTTTGCGTTGCGTTCGCTAAATGGATGCAGCGCCCGACCAATACGCCATTGCTCGAGACTCAGGACCCGCAAACAGTAATTCCCTGGATCGATCCAGCAAGTAAGGTGGCGATTTCGCAACCTGCCGCACCGGCCAGCCTAGACCCGACAATGACGAATGGAAGGCCTAGTTGGAGTGATGCCCAGTTAGAAGTGCTAATACCGATTCATTTCGGAGCCGGTGCTGGACTTGATTTGCTTTCAGAGTTTGTGCGGCCAAGAACCTTTGGGTATCTAACGACAAATCGAGAAATGCCTTGGGATGAATATCTTTCCTTTCCGTTGACCGATGCCATGGTCATGTTGATTCAAGCTCGTATGATAAAAGCGCCGCAAACGGAAAATCCTGAGGAGATGCGGTGGCGGCTGACTGTAAAAGGCGCAACGTACGTCGCAAGTCTGACGGACGATCCGGCGATCTGTAATGCCGCTAGGAAATTACTGTAGAAATATCAAAAGTTGAATACGAACCGCCCCCCGGGGCGGTTTTCTATTGCCCTCAAGCCGGAAATGGTAACTATGAGCAACCTGATCTTTCCGACTCTCGCGGGTTTGACCTGGGACATCAAGCCCGTGCCTACCTGGTCGACCGTGGTGCAGAAGAGCAAGAATCGCGCCCGCACGGCGCTGTTGAACGATCCGTACCCGCTCTGGACCTTCGAGCTGAGTTACGAGTTTCTGCGCGGTCCTGCCTACCCGCAGCCGCAGCCTCCGGCCAGCACCAACAACCCGCAGGGCTACAGCGAGCTCGACCAGATCGTCGGCTTCTATAACCAGATGCGCGGCAGCTTCGACAACTTCCTGTTGGACCTGGGCCAGCTCACCCAGCGCCCGGGCGAGAGCACCGTGCGCGGCGTGCAGATCGGCACCGGCGACGGCACCACGACGACGTTCTACCTGCAGCGCGAGTACGGCGGATTCATGGACGAAGTCCAGAACCCCGTCGGGCCCGTCTTCATCACCGTCAACGGCGTCCTGAGCCCAGGAACCGGATCCATCCCCGCCTGGACGCCGGGCGCGAATGGCGCGATCAACTTTACTGCCGCGCCGGCGCTGAACGCCGTCATCACGGCAGACTTCCACTGGCGCTTCCGCTGCTGCTTCGCGGAGGACTCGCTGGGGCTGGAAGGGTTTATGTACCAGCTCTACGAACTGCAGAGCCTGAAGCTGGAAGAGGTGAAGCTGTGAGCATGTCCGCGCCAATCGATGTCGTCGACCTGCTGAACGCGCAGCCGGCGACTGCCGTGGTCGCAAACCTGTTCACGTTCTCGCTGCTCTCGGGTCCGGTGCTGACGTATACGGATTGGCGCAGGCCGATCAGGGTCGCAGGCACCGTCTACAGCCCTACGCCTCGCCTGGTGCGCGGTACGGTGCGTGTGGAGCGTGGGACGAACGTCTCCACGCAGCAGGTCAAGATTCAGGAGGCGAACAGCACAGTCATCACCATGCTCGCTCAGGGCTTCTTCAATCGGGCTCTCTATCGCATGGACCGCATCTTCGCCGCCGACGCAACCCTGCAGTGGACGCAGCCGATGAATCGCTTCTGCGGCCGCGTGAACTCGATCGACGGCATCACGCGTTCGGAGGCGCAGCTCACTATCAAGTGCATGCTTGACGATCTGGACAATGACTATCCTCGCCAAGTCCTCGCGGCGGACTGCAATGCCGTCCTGTTCGATCAGACCTGCGGCCTGAGCCGCGCAAGTTACATCGTCTCCAGTGCGGCCGCCGCGGGATGCACGAAAGTCAAGCTGCTCTCCGGGCTCAGCAACCCAGATGTTTACTTCACTCAGGGCGTCGTCACCTTCACGAGCGGCCCGATGTCGGGCATCAGCTATATGGTGAAGAGCTATACCGGCGGCGTGATTGTGCCGTCATATCCGTTCCTCACCGCACCGGCCGCGGGTACCACGTTTACCGTAACCCCGGGCTGCGATAAGACGCTGGCGACGTGCCAGTCGAAGTACGGCTACAACCCCAGCGCCGGGCATGCACCGTTCTTTCGCGGCATGCCCTTTGTCCCGGACCCAACCGTTACTTATTGAGCCAATATGCCGATGACACCCGACCAGCGCAAAGCGGTCGTCGCCGAGGCGCGTTCCTGGCTCGGCACGCCGTACCACGATCACGGCCGCGTGAAGGGCGCAGGCGCTGACTGCGCGCTGATGCCGCTCGAGGTCTACAGCCGCGCGCTGACTCTGCATATGCCGCAGGTGCCGAAGTATGTGATGCAGTGGCACCTGCACCGCAGCGAAGAGCTTTACCTCGAGTACGTCCGCAACCTGGGTGCAATCGAGGTCGCAATACCTGAGCCCGGAGACTTCGCGCTCTTCCGTATCGGCCGGGTGTATTCGCATGGGGCCATCGTCCTCGCGTGGCCGAAGATCCTTCACGCAGTCAACCCGCGCGGCGTCATCCTGGCCGACGCCTCGATCGACGAGCGGCTTAGCCGCACCGCAATCAGCAAGCCGCTCTTCTTCACCTTCTAGGAAACGACTTTAGGAAGCGACAATGGCACTCTTCGGACTCGGAAGTCGCTCGTACCAGCCCAATCGCCTTGGATCTATTCAGGTGGGCACCAGCGAGTACGGCGTAGCTGTGCCCATCGGCTGGGGCAGTTTCAAGATCCCGATCAAGCTGCTCGACTATACGAACTTCTCGTCCGTCGCGGTGAAGGATGGCGGCAAGGGTTCGCCGGTCTCCAGCTATGAGTACTACGCCGCGTGCGACCTGCTGCTCGCGCGAGGCCCGATCGGCGGCATTGGCGACATCTACGGCGAGGGCGGAGCGTCCTCGCTGGTGGGCACCGTCGAGACCTTTACCATCCCCGGCGGCGGCGGCACCTACCAGGTATCGAACGGCGGCTACGGCATCAACGCCTTCTACTACGACGAAGGCGTGACCTATCCCGAGAGTTACAGCGTCACGGCGAATGACTTCGGCTCCGACGGCTCGGTTGACCTGACGGGGAGCTTTCCCGCGCCCTTCGAAAAGACGACGGGCTCTGTCGGCGCGCTTGAGTACTCGGTGACGGAGTACGGCCTCTACACCTTCAGTGGAGCGGACGCCGGCAAGACGGTCTCCATCACTTATGCGTATACCATCGCCGACCTCTCGAACATCAACAGCGGCCCGGGCACCAACGCTCCGCTTTCGCCGGTGCAGCAGTACAACCTTTCGCCCATTCTGGGTGCGGAGGCTGGCTCCGTCTGGGGCTACATGGAGTCCGCGAACCCCGGCCGCGCGATCGGCTATGCGGGTCTTGCGCGCCTTGTGTGCGAGTCGCTCGATCTGGGCAGCACGGCGACCACTCCCAGCCTCAGCGTCGAGGTGCTCAACGGACGCATGAAGGCCTTCGGCAGCGGCATCGCGGACTGCGATCCCTCTGTTGTCATCGCCGATCTGCTCACGGACCCGCTGGCCGGGTGCAACTGGGCCTACCTCGGCGATCTAACCAGCTATTCGAACTTCTGCGTCGCGAACAACCTGTTCATGTCGCCCTTCATGGATTCGGTGACGAAGGTGCTGGGCTTCGTGCAGAAGATCTGCGACCTCACGAACGCCGCTCCGGTGTGGAGCGGCCCATCGCTGAAGATCGTTCCCTACGGCGATACCACTGCTGTTGGCAATGGCCGCACCTTTACGCCGCCCACACAACCGGTCTATTCCATCGACGAAGACGACTGCATCTGCGCCGAGGGCGAAGAGGCAGTCAAGCTGGGCTGGCAGGATCTCGCCGACAACTTCAACCGTGTGCAGTTTGAGTTCTCCGCGCGCAACGACAACTACAACACCCAGATCATCCACCAGCAGGACGAGGCCTCGATCCTGACCAACCTGCTGCTGCCGATGCAGACCATCACCGCGCATGAGTACTGCGTGCAGCTCTACGCGGCGATCGCCATGAATATGCTGCTGCGCCGCAAGTCCGTCCAGCTGCGCACCTACGAGTTCACGCTGAAGTGGTATTACCAGCTCCTCGAGCCCATGGACATTATCGTGCTCAACACGACGGTCGGGAACGTCGGCCAGGTGCCCGTGCGCATCGTCAGCGTGGAGGAAGACGAAGACTACAACCTGAAGATCGAGGCGGAAGACTTTCTGTACGGCGTCGCCGACGGCGTGCAGTACCCCGTGGGCGCGCCGGCTCGCACGCAGCCTGGCGCGAACAACCTGCCGTTGGCGACGACGCTGCTGGCGGCCTTCCTGCCCAACTCGCGCGTGACCGGCGGCGACATGGAGCTGTGGCTGGCGCTGACCGGCGGCCCGAACTGGGGCGGCTGCGATGTCTATATCTCGCTGGACGGCACCAGTTATAACCAGATCGGCACGCAGTACGGCAGCGCGCGCGCAGGCAATCTGACGAACAGCATCGGGGCCGTCGCGGATCCCGACACGACGTCGACAGCGGACGTGACCATCACCGGTTCGCTCACCCCTGTCTCCTCCGCCGCAAACGATGGCTATGCGACGCTCTCGCTGCTCGGTTCGGAGCTCGTCAGCTACGAGACCGCGACGCTCACCGGAAGTACGTCGACCACGAACTCCTACGGCCTTACGACACTGCACCGCGGCATCTTCAGTACCTCCGTCGCGGCGCACTCCCCTGGGGAGGTCTTCGTGCGGCTCGACGACAGCGTCTTCAAGTATGTCGCGGATCCCACGCTGGCCGGCAAGACGGTCTACCTGAAGTTCCTCAGCTTCAACCTGTATGGCCTGCAGAGGCAGACGCTGGACAACGTGGCTCCGCAGACCTTCAGCTTTGGCGGTAGCGTGAGCGCAGCGACGAACCTCACCGTCGACAGCGTCCTCGATCCGTCCACTGGAACCACGGCGATCGTGCGCGTCTACCAGGCGGGCGCTTCGACCACCACGGGCGGCAATGTTACGCTGCCCAACGGCGCGACCGTCGCGGTTGCTGCGCAGAGCTACACCGGCGAGGCGCTCGGCACCTTCTATGCGGTCAACTTCAGCCCGACGGCGCTCGCCTTCGTCGTCTACACCAGCGCCGCGGCGTGGCTGGCGGACCAGCACACCGGCATGGTGCCGATCGGCAGCACCACGACGCCTTCCTCGGGCAGCACCGGCTTCCTTCCCACGGAGTACTCCGACCTGGGCTCGAGAGCAACCACGACGCCGACCAGCGCGTGGAGCGGATCCGGCAGCGCCGATGTGTCTAGCTTTGCCCTGTACATTCCGGCGCCTGCGATCGGTCACGGTTTCTCGCAGCCTCCGATCAACAACAGCGCGAACGGGCTGTTCACTGTCTTCGGCTTCGCCGGGACGCTGACGGCCGCGAAGACGCTCTCGGTCACTGCAGCCGTCACCGTCACATCGACAGGGTCCACGGCGCACAGCTCCTGCCTGCTGGAGTACAGCCTCGACGGCGGGTCGACCTGGACCATCCTGCTTACCGCAGGCGTAACCACCGCCTCGGCGGCCTACACCGCGTCGGTTCCGTCCGGCCAGAACCTGTCCCTGGTCCAGGTCCGGGCGAGTTGCAGCAGCTTCGCAGCGTCGGGCGGCACCAACAGTACCTCCAGCAGCGCGTCCCTGACGCTCGCCAACATCAACATCGCCTAGCCGCACATCGGAGAGCCATGCCAACTGGATACACAACCGTAACGGCGTCCAAGATTCAGGACGCTTCGGGCGCGCTACTGGCCGGCGGCCGCGTCACGTTCTACCCGGTCAGCAGCCAGGGAGTGCCGATCTCGGCGATCGCGGACCCCGCTGACGGCGGAGGGGCGATCCTGCAATCCGGCGTCGTCTTCCTCGTGGTAAACGGGGCGATCACGACCGACCTCTTCGGCAATCCTCCGCAGGTTGCGGATACCTCGCTGACCTCGCCGCAGAACATCGCGTACCGGATCACGATCACCGATGCCTCTGGCGTCGACGTGCAGGGTCCGGGCTACGGCCTGGTGCAGCCGACCGGAACGACGTGGTCTCTGGACACGTACCAGCCGAACAATGGCAGCCTTACGACGACTGTGGTTGGCGCGACTGGCCCGGCAGGGCCTCCGGGATCTCCGAGTCCATCCAGTGGCATGGTGCTCATCAACACCTCGACGTCGGTGCCGTTCACGCTCGGCATCTCCGGTGGGGAGCTCGCGCTGATGCCGACGCAGCCCGTGCTGATCGATTCCATCACCGGCCAGCTTTGGCAGCTAGGGGTTGCCGCGGATTCCGCCGGAGTAAACCGCGTCACCTTCACGCTCGTTTCGAGCGCGCTGTTTCCCGTTGCGAGTGTGAGCTTCTATGACGTGGCCGCACAGCGGATACGCACTCTCACGATGGCAAGCGGGACCTACGTCATCACCTCGTTGGGCGCGGGCGCGGGTTTCGGAAATAACAACTTTGCCGAGGTGCCTGCTGGAGCGGTGAACGGTGTCAATACCGTGTTTACGCTCACGCACGCTCCTGTGCTTCTTTCACTTTTCCGCAATGGGCTGTTTCGAATGCCTGGCGGCGTGGACTATACGCTCGCTGGAAACACCATCACTTATGGGATCGCCCCGCAGCCCGGCGATAACCACTTTGCCCAATATGTTTACTAAGGAAGGATGCCCGATGCGCCGTTCTCTGTTTGCAGCTATGCTGCTCATTCTCGCGTTCTCTGTGGTCGAAGCGCAGACGAAGATCAACCCTGGCACTGACATCAGGTGGCCGAACGGCGCTGCTATCGAAGGCCTCAGCGGATATGGCAACGGTGACTCGATAACTGCGGACTGCCCCAACGTTGCGGGCGGTGAATGCTATGTCCAGTTCCTGGAGGCTGCAACTGGCAATACCTTCGCAAAGGGCGCAACTGTGCCAGCGTTGACAGAGGCGAACGCTGGCGACCAACTGATGGACCAGATTCAGCATGTCTTCTCTGACCCGCCCGCTGTGGCTGCAGACAACAGCTTCATGTTGATCGGCCAGAATGATGCTTCCTCGGAATCCGGACTTCTCTACTACCCCTGGCAGCTGAATGGGCAGTGGTGGTGGCAGGGAGCTCTCCGTGCGGCGTATCTCTGGCGGCTTGCGCCCAACTGGCAGTCTGCGAATGGGACACCGATCGCGGGGAATGCAAGCACTGCGACCCCTAGCGGGACATGGGCGGCCTCAACTACTGTCCCTGCGGCTGTCAATGCGTACGGGAGAACCACCTCGACGGCCGGATCGACGCTGACCTTTCATGTTGTCGGGACGGCTGTCTATGCGCTCGTCATGGAGACGATCGATGCCTACCCCAACTTAACGATCCAGGTCGACGCGAACGCGCCGAAGACCTACGCGAACTATGCGCAAGTCAACTGGCACACTGTTACAGGACCTGGCCGTCCGAGTTCCTGCCCCGGAGTTCCATCCTATGCTGCCTGCACCTCGCCTTACGCGATTCGCATCGGCGGTTTGAACTATGCCGACCACCAGGTCACCATCACTTACTCGCCGGTCGCCGCACCTGGGAATGCGCCGCTCACCGTGCTCGCCGTTACCGGCAACGCTGGACAGTTGACCGCGACCGGACCCTACATGTACGGGGCTTATCCCTACCAGGACATGACGACCCCGAATGTCAACTATGAGTATCTGGTTGCGAATATCCGCGATACGGCGGAGGAGCTCGAGGGCGATGGACTGGGGATGTCGGTTGTCGATCTTCGCGGGGCCTGCTACACCGGAGGGAACGTCTACAACTGCACCAATCCGACCAACAACCCGCATCCCAACACAGTGGAATCGCAAGTCATCGCAAACGCCTTTGCGACGCAGATGGGAGTGTTTGGGACGGCACCGATCCATGGCGTTGCCGCTCGCTCGACTAGCCGAGGGCTCGCGGGAGTTGTCGGCAGCGCCATGGCTGGATATAGCGACGTATATGGAGAATACCCACATGTCTTTGTTGGCGGAATAAATGGGGCCCTCTTCCCATCAAGCGCTCCATTCATCGGGGCGAACGCGCAGGGCCAGGCAATCATTTCCTTATGCGGACAGAACTTCATCGTTGGAACTCATACCGTAGGCGGCGCAAATCCATCCTGCATCCAGCTGAATGGTTCAGAGTTCGCCGCTGGCAATATCTCACTCGCGCCGAACGATGCGGGCGGCGTGGAGGTTGCACGAGCGACGACGGCGGGGGGCGCGCAGAATTCCTACCTGCAGGGGACTACGACCTACTGGCAGGCAGGATTGCGGGCTGGAGATTCTAATTACCATCTCTTCAACTACCAGGCAGGAGCGGACGCGATGGCGTGCAACTCCGCTACGTCTGTGTGCGATTTCCCGTCGGGGCTGTCCGTGAATGAGGGCGCCAACGTGGTTTATCGCTGCACTGCAGCGGGAGCATTGCCCGTCGGGGCGCTTACGGTGGTTGCTTCCGACTGCGGTTCCAGCACCCCAACTTCTCTAAAGCTCAACTAGCGGTCCAGCTTCGTTCCAACCCATCAGGCTCCACGGAGATCCCATGAAAAACCTGCTTCCCGTCTTCGGGCTGGCCTTCGCGCTGGCGTGCCTAAACTCTGTCTCGTACGCGCAGGGCGTCGGCGTTCTCCAGACCGATCCAGCCATTACGACTGCCTTTCACAATC